CGTTTGATAACTTATATAAGGATTAGATATGGCAACTTCCTCATCAACCGATTTTGAATTAGATGTAGCAGAATATATTGAGGAAGCTTATGAAAGATGCGGCCTTGAGGTAAGAACAGGCTATGATCTAACAAGCGCTAGAAGATCTTTAAATATTATGTTAGCTGAGTGGGCTAACCGTGGACTGAATCAATGGACTATTGAGCAAAGAACACAAACTGTCACCGCTGCTGATACTGAGTACTCTTTAGGAACAGACGTAATAGACATATTGTCAGCGGTTGTTCGCAGAGACGGTACAGACTTTGCTATCAGTAGAATAAGTAGGGATAGTTATCTTGCTATACCTAACAAAACTAGCACCGGCAGAACAACACAATTTTTTCTTGATAGACAAATCACACCTAACCTAAAGATATGGCCTGCTCCAGAGAACAGCACAGATGTGATACGTTATGATGCGCTCACAAGAATACAAGACGCTGATGCAGCAGTTAATACTTTAGAGATACCATTCAGGTTTTACCCGTGTTTAACAGCAGGGTTAGCTTATTATTTATCTTTGAAAAAAAACCCGCAGCTTACACAGATGTTAAAAGTTGTGTACGAAGAAGAGTTTGAAAGAGCTATGGGCGAAGACAGGGATAGGTCTAGTTTTACTGTTACACCACAATATGCTTATTTTAGGAGTAATTGATGGGTAGGTTTGCGACAGGTAAATTTGCTAAGGGCGTCTCAGATAGATCTGGTATGGTGTATAACCTCCGACAAATGAAACTTGAGTGGAACGGATCTCTAGTTGGTCCAGACGAATTTGAAAGAAAGCATCCACAACTCGGTCCTTTTAATGTACCTGTTGACGGTCAAGCTGTAAAAAATGCAAGACCAGCACGAACAGAGAACCCTGTAGAAAGACTTTTACTGCCTGATGCTTTTTTGTCTGGATCGTCAGGATCGGCTGTAATCACGGTGACAGAAGCTAGTCACGGTAGAAGCACTAGCGATACGGTAAGATTTAAAAAAGCAAAAGGTTTTGATGGTTTTACTTCAGATGTTATAAATAAAAATGACGGATATTCAATAACAGTTGTAACTACAGATACTTACACATTTACTGCATCTAGTGGTACGGCTACAACAGGAGGCTTGTTCGGTGGTGGCAATGACGCTACAGCTGGACCAGTGACGGTGACACCATGAGCTTTACCTTTGCAACACTTAAAACCGCTATTCAGGATTACACAGATAATAGTGAAACTACTTTTGTAAATAATTTAAGTAACTTTATTAAGGCAGCAGAAGAAAAAATATTTAAAAGCGTAGATTTAGATTTGTTTAGAAAAAACGTAACAAGTGCTTTTACAGCTTCAGACGCCTTTTTAACAGTCCCTACCGATTATCTTGCATCTTTTTCTTTACAGATAACCACATCTGGGTCTGAAAGTTTTTTACTTCAAAAAGATGTGAATTATCTAAGAGAATATACACCGGCTGCTACAACCACTGGACTACCAAAATATTACGCTAGGTTTGATACAGACAACTTCATTGTGGCCCCTACGCCCAATAGTAATTACACATTAGAGCTTCATTATTACTATCGTCCAGCTAGTTTGACTGCCGGAGCTGACAGTGGTACTACTTGGATTAGCACAAACGCACCTTTTGCTTTACTTTACGGATCTCTTGTAGAGGCTTATACTTTTATGAAAGGTGAGCCTGATGTAGTGCAAAACTATAATAATCTGTATTTGCAGTACATGGAAAGATTGAAAGATTTAGGAGAGGCAAGAGAAAATACCGATGGATACAGAGTTGGTCTACCATCAAGGCCGAGAACATAGGAGTAGAATATGGCAACAGCAAACGCAGCTACTAATTATCTAGAAAGACGATTGTTACATTTTATATTTAAAAATAACTCTCTAAGTTTTTCTAGTCCGGGAGATAGTATTTATGTAGGTCTAGCAACAGCAGTGAGTGCAGCAGAAACTGGATCTTTAACAGAGGCAACCTTTACAAACTATGCAAGACAACAAGTTACCGCAGCAAACTGGACTACGATAGGAGCAGACTCAACAGACACACAAACAGCTGTTAATGCAGCTAATATTGAGTTTCCAGCATCTGGTGGCACAAACAACACAATCACACATGTATTTCTTGCAGACGCATCTAGCAGTGGAAACATATTATTTGTTGGTGCATTAGATGCAAGTAAGGCAATAGCAAGTGGCGATATATTTAGAATAAATGCAGGCAACTTAACAATAGAGCTTAAATAATGGCATTAGTACTAAACGACAGAGTAAAAGAAACAACAACCACTACTGGTACTGGCACATTTACATTGGCTGGTGCAGTAACAGGTTTTGAGACTTTTGGTGCTGGTGTTGGTAATTCTAACACAACATACTATGCGGTTACTCTACCGGGATCAGCAGAGTTTGAAGTAGGACTGGGAACATTAAACAGTGACTCTTCAACACTGGCCAGAACAACAGTGATAAGTAGTTCTAATAGTGACAGCGCAGTTGATTTTAGTTCTGGTACAAAAACAATATTTTGTACAATACCTGCATCAAAGTCAGTATTTTTAGATGCCAGTGGTAATGCAACATTAGGTGCAGACTTATCAATAGGTGATGATCTTACTGTTAATGGTGGCGTTATAGAACTTAAAAATACTGGAGCACAATCAGAACTTAGGATGTATTGTGAAGCATCAAACGCACACTATGCAGCTTTAAAAGCACCCGCACACTCTGATTTTGCTGGTAATACCACACTAACACTACCAGCTACTACAGATACTATTGTTGGTAGAGCTACCACAGACACATTAACAAACAAAACCATTGATGCTTCTCAATTATCTGGAACTGTAGCAAACGCAAGATTAGATGCAGAACTACAAGCACTAGCTGGTTTAACATCAGCCGCAGATAAAGGTATACAATTCACTGGATCTGGAACTGCATCAACATATGATTTAACAGCAGCAGGTAAAGCATTGCTTGATGATGCAGACGCAGCGGCTCAAAGAACAACATTAGGATTAGGTACAGCCGCAGTCGCAGCTACTGGTATATCAAATACAAATGTACCAGTGTTTACATCAGGTGTAGCCGATAATGATTTCTTGCGTGTAGATGGCACCTCAATAGAGGGCAGAAGTGCATCTGAAGTATTAAGTGATATTGGTGGTCAAGCCTCATTAACTTTTGGTATATCAAACACAAATGCAGTGAAGATAGATAGTTCTAGTGTGGCAGATGATGAGTTTGCAAGATTTACTGCAAAT